GCGCGGTCTGACTGCACCTTGATAGCTTCCGCGGACTTCTGCTCTGCGGATTTCTGGTCGTCCTGCCACTTGTGGAATGCTTCCAGTTCCTCCTTGCCGGGAAGTCCCTTGCGTTCGCGCTCAAGGCGCGATTTTATGAGGTCGTTGACCTCGTCCTGCGTGAATGTTTTTGCCGCCCCCTGCGCGCCAGTTTTGCGCACAATACCGTCCGGGTTTACATCGCCGAGAATGCTTTGCGCAAAACTTTGCGTAGATACGTTAGGATCACCTCCGGCGGTCTGAGCGCCGCCCTGCTCCTGTGTTGCCTGGGTTGTCTGTTCGTCTGCCATTGTTGTTACCTCCGTTTTAAGTCCGTATGACTGTATTCCGCGCGGCTTTTAATGTCGTCAGCGTGTTTCGGACAATAAAATAGCGCCGTGCTTATCGCATAGCGCTTGATTATTCGTTTGAGATTCTAGCTATTATTTCAAGCTCCCGTTCGCTGAGGTACCAGCGTTCTGCTTTCTCACGTTCTGCTTTCTCACGTTCTGCTTTCTCACGTTCTGCTTTCTCACGTTCTGCTTTCTCACGTTCTGCTCTGACTTGTTCCGATACAAGCCAGCCGCAGCCGAAAACAGTTTTTTTAGCCGCTCTCTGGGAATCCAGAGCCGAAACACGCACGCTTGCGGAGCGGGGAACAACGAACTCTATTCCGTACCTTGCATAGGGATAAATCGCCGCCGTTGTCACCAGCTCAAAAGGATATGAGTATTTAGGAACGTGCTTTCTAAGCGCTGCGGTGTTTGCGGTATTCGCTTCATCGACCGCCTTGTAAAGCGTTGGAGAAGTCCGCGCCCTTATCTCGTGCGGTTCAAGGTTTGTAACGAACGACGTGCAGATAACCGCGCCGTTTTCGTATTCTATATCAACGCCTACCGGAAGTACCGTGCAAAAGTCACCATATCGGCAGATTGTCAGAGTAGGAGCGAACAGGAAGAACTTTATATTTCGCTCAACGTAAAAGCGCACGATTTTTGAGAGTATGGAAAACGGCGGATTGTCCACAACAACACCGCCGCTGTAATCTTCCTTTTCATAGTCGCCGCCAGGGTAGAACGGACGCATGAACTCCGACTTGTCGAGCTTGTACTCGTTTGCCGCCCAGTTCGCTATTGCCTCATACACAAGCAGCGGTGTATAGCAGTCGTCGGTCGTTTTCTTGGGCTTGAACTTCTCGACGAAGCCCTCATAATCTTCAAACTTTTCTTTGTTCTGGCTTGTTGCCATTTGCTCCTCCTTTTCAGGGCATAAAAACAGCGCCCCGTTGGAGCGCTTGGTTATTGGAATGGAAAAGCACCCTGTTTGGCGCGGGGTGTTTTTCATTATGATTTCTTTTCATACTGAGGGTCGAGCTGTCCGATATACTCGTCATGTTTCTTGTTGTATAAATCAATATCATCACCCATTGACAGTATTACGCCAACACATAGATGTGTTTCGCTGTCATAGGTGCAAGCAAAACCGTCTTTGTTTCGCGATATATACTTTTTAGGCTTTTGGTCTGTATTCATACTTATCCCCTCCAAAGATGATTAATTTTGTGCGGTTGAGCACTACCGTGTAGCTGTTCGTTGTGCCATGTCCGCTTGCATTAATGGCGTCGTACCCCATTTCTGCCGCAAGGATACCAGCGTTTCTGCCGTTAGGCGCAGAGTTGATATCATTTTGCAGCTGATGTGCGTCGGGGAACTTTTGATTCAGCTTTTCGCATATTTTATCCGCCTTTTTCCAAGCAGCGTCATCGCCCCATTTGCTATACAGCTGGCGAACCTCGTCCATGCCTGATTGGTATTCTTCCCAATGCGCTTTCAAAACAGGGTCTTGCGATAAGCGGAATTTTTCGTACTGCTCCTTGTATATGCGTGTCACATAGTCGGAGCAACGTTGACGGTCATAGCCATCAGGAATCTCTAGGACTTTAGCCGATGGGTCAAGTGTCAGCCAGTTTGTTTTGCTGAATTTATGGCTGTCGCTGTATGAATACTGCTGAATTTCATGCTCAAATTTATCCGCTGTGATTGTTCCTTTAGTATAGTCGGCAGCACAGTACATTCCCTGACCGTATTGAGCGCCGCCGACACCGCAATTCACATAGAAATAATCCTCACCGTCAATTGCCTTTAGCTGCTTGTCATAAAGCAGCAAATCTTCTTTACTATCAGCACAAAATGTACGTTCACCGAGGAAATGGTCGCGTTCGACCGCTTGCTCGAACTCGGATTGATTATACATAATCGTAGGCTTGCCATTAAAGCCCTGATAATCAATGATATCGTCGATGTTGTTGCTAAACTGATTACGCGGCTGCCATTTTCCTACGACGCTTTCAGCATTAACGATAGTTGTCCCTCTTGTTTCCATTATACCACTTCCCGCAGATTTGTCAAGCGTTTTCTTCGGTGCTATCGCCCCATAAGTCCTCACCCTATCCGACCGATATTTCAGCCCGTTGCTGTCGCAGTAGGATTTCAATGCCTTGTTCTGCTCCGCCATCTTCCTGCGGACTTCCTTTGCACCCTCGGTATCGCCTGCGGCTTCGAGCATATCCGCTTCCGTTTTGGACTTCCGCACCTTGCGCTCAAGCTCCCGCTGCTTGCAGACCTTGTTGTACAGCGCTTTATCTTCCTCGTCGTCATACTCGACCGAGGACTTCCGGAACAGCCCATCGGAAACGCCGCGCGGACGATGCCCGCAGTTTATCCCGAACAGCCCGTCCGGCTCGCCGAAGCTCGTCTGCGACAGCGGGATCACCTTGTGCTTCCTGCCGTTGATGTCGGTTATCTCGGTAGTTTTCCCGGAGCGGCTGATAAGCTTCCCCTGCCAGGGACGGCACTTCGGACGGCTTCCAGGGTGAGAACTAACCTCGAACACGTCCTGCCCGAGGCTGTCCATAGTCGAGAACTGCGCTTCCAGAGCCGTATTCTTGACCGTCGCGCGGATATCCATGTTGACGTAAGCTTCCGGCGACCATTCACGACCGGACTTATCCACAAACGCCGGAATGCCTTTCTGCGCCATCTCGTGTATCGTCGTGCGGACTGCCTTTGTGCGGCTCTCCGCGCCCGAAACGACCGCAGCCGTGTTGCTGTTCAGAATATTCAGCATGTCCTGCTTGTTCGCTATCTCGGACTGCTCCCGGCGCTGCTCCTGCGTCCATTTGTCAGCTACCGTATTCACGGCGCGGACGAACGTGCTCTCCGCCTTGTACTTCATGACGGTGTTGACCTGATTGTACACGTCTTTCGCCTGATTGCGGTAGTGCTTGACGGCGTTCGCGGCACTCTCGGCGAACCGCTGGTTATGCCACATGCTCTGAATACCGTCCTCGGCGAGCGTATCGTCGATAGCCTGCCGGACGGTATCCGCGACGTTCCCGGGAATGCCCTTTGTGCCCGCTGCGATTATCTTGTGCGCGTCCTGTCGGAGAAGCCCGTGCTTTGCAAGCTGCTTTAACTGCCACTTGCTGACCTCGTTTAGCTGGTGGTCGTCGTTCAGCGAAAGCTGCCGCGCTATCCGGACTAGCAGGCGCTCCTCAACGCTCATGTATGCGTCGGCGATGGGAGCGGCAAGGTTCAGCGCTTCAAGGGCGGTCATGATTCGTCACCGAAGAAGTCCGCGATACCCCCGCCTCCGGATTCCTCGGACATTCTAGCAAGCTCCTCCCGGGCGGTGGCTTCGTCGCATTTCTGGACTTCCATTATCGCCTTTATCTTCGACTTCAGCCCCGCCGAAACCAGCTTGATATTGTTGTCTATCAGCGTGTTGTCGTCGATGATGATGTTATCGTTCCAGCCGACCGTAACGCTGTACTCCCGCGCAGGAAGCTCCCCGGACATCACTCCGAGCTGAATCAGCGCGTGAACGACCGTTTCTATCGTTTCCGTGAGCAGGTTCTTATTATTCTTGACGGTGCGGGCGGTCTTGCTTTCCTGGGAGATTATCTCCGTCGCCGTTTTCATGCCCTGCTGGACGTCGAACGAGAACGTTCCCGCCGACAGCCCGGTCTGCATACACAGGATATTCAGATACGCGTTGATGGCGCTGACGTGCTGTTCTATGCGGAGTTCCGTGGTGTTGTCGGTTATCCTGAGATTCTCGCCGTCCTCGTGCCGGAGCGCTATGAAAGCCTCGTCGTCCGCGTCGAAGTACCGGACTGCTTCGGCGGTGTCCGGGTCGATGATGGTCTGCACACAGGAGCTAGGCACGATTATGCGCTTCTTGCCGAGGACGAACTCCCGCTGGAAGCTGTCGAACACCGTGTCGAGCGCCCGGAGCGTATCCGTGCAGTTCGCGTATACCGACATTCCGAGCGGCGTGTCGTAGTCAGAATTGTTGCTGACGAACGGTCGGAAGTACGCAAACACCGGCTTGCCGCCCTCGTACACGACCGGATTCTGCAAGTCCGGGAACATCTCCGCAAGCGGGCATTCCCGCCCGATTTCGCTGTCGGAAGCCGCCTTGAAAAGTTTGAATTCCGATTTGCCCGGCTGCATGAATTCAAGCAGATGGAAGTAGTCCTCGCCCCGCGTGTAAGTCCCCGAAAGTATGCCGGACTGCACTCCGGAGCCGTCCCAGCTTACCGGAACGAACCTGTCTGCGGTGATGTAGTCTATCCTCGGATTCCCGTCGGAAAGGTAGCATTTCAGCACCCCGCCGCCCATGGCGTAAGCCTTGCTCAACAGCTCCGGGAGCTGTTTCCAGAAGCCGTTCGCGTTCAGCGCGCTGTTTATGTATTCCTGATATTCCGGGCAGTCGAGCGTTATCTCGCACTGCTCCGAAAAGGTCAGCGCCGCGAGGTTATCGCACAGCACCTTAGCCATATTCAGCCGCAGGAGCTGCCGCTTTCCCCGCGAGAAAAGCCCGCCCTTTGCGGTCTGCCGCCAATCCGGGTCGTCGCGGTATATGCGCCGCCACTTGTCTATGCAGGCGCTGTAGTATTCCGAGCCGCTGAACTCCTGCCCGAATGCGGCGGCTATTTCATTTGCGTTCATGTATTCCTCCAAATTCTATGAGTCGGTTCGCGTGCGGTTCGAGGGCGTATTCCAGCGCGTCAAGGCTGTCAATGTTAGTCGAGCCGTCGTCAAGGCGCCTGTCCTTTGTGGGGGATTTGCTGTCCCAGACAGCCTCTGAGAGCGCCGCTATGGTACGCTTGCACCTCCGCAGGATAAAGAACCTGCCCTGCGACATGAGCATGTCACAGAGCCGTATGCGGTCGATTATCTCGCCCTTGCGGGCGTTGCGGACTTCTACCGGAATGCGCCGGGAATACACCGCGGTGCGTATGCCCTTGATGAGCGTGGTTTCTGCGCTGTCGCACCAGATGGACGCCGCCCTGACCTGCGCCTGCGAGCGCTGAACGAAACCGCAGACGTCGTCCGTGAGCGTTCCCGGGTCGATTACTTCCTTGCGGTAGTACTCGTCCAGAATCACGATACTGCGGTACCCGCGGGTTATTCCCACAAGACACCCCGCGTGTGCCGAGCCGTTTCCGCCGAAGTCAAGCCCCATCGTTCCAATGATGATATCCGCCGGGACCTCGTCGAGAATGAACCGCTCCGGGTCGTCGGCGAACTGGCGATAGATTACGCCGTCAGCGGATTTCCACTCCCCGAGTATGTATCGCTTGAAGAACACGCCGGTGTACATTCCCCGGTAACGCTCCTTGACTGCCTCCGACAGCGACAGGTTGTCGTCCATCGTGAAATGCAGATATAGCAGACGTTTGTCCGCGCGCTTGTCTATCCAGCCAGTCTTGAACCAGTGCGCGGGACTGCCGGGATTGCAGTTGAACCAGAATTTCGACCCGTCCACCGAGCAGCGTCCGGTCGCCTGGTTGACGAAGCTCTCCGGCATGAGCGCGACCTCGTCGAAGAACACCCCCGCAAGCGTTATGCCCTGTATCAAGTCCTGGGAACGCTCGTCCTTGCCGCCGAAAACGTAGAAGTAATTCTCTACGCTGCCCCTGCGGACTATCACAAGGTTCTCAGTGCGCTGTTCCGAAACAGAGTACCCCCGCGAGCGGAGCATTAATTTCAGCCAGAACAGGACGTTCCGGCGGAAGCTGCCGATAGTCTTGCCGCACATAGCGAAGTTGCAGGCTTCGAACTCCGACATAGCCCAGACAACGAAGCTCAGCGACATCGCAACGGACTTTCCGGAACGGATAGCGCCGTCTGCGATAATGCCGTTATAGTCCCTCACCGGGGACGAGCGACACCACCAGTTCAGCACTTTTCGCTGCTTCCGGGAGAACGGCTTGAACTTGAACACTGCTTTAATCTTCATCGTTCCAGTCCTCCACCGCAGAGCCGTCCAGCGCCGACAGGAAGCCGTCGTCCGGGGGCTGCTCTTCCTCGCCGGAGAGCTTCTTCTCCTGCAATGCTGCCTGCTTCTTCTGGAGCTTCACGCGCTCGCCGGAGCTGCCCTCGCCGATAAGGTCGACGATAGCGTTGAACGCCTTGGTGTCCCCGAGCGCCGCCTGCCGTACCATCGCCGCGACTACTGCCGCGCCGTAGGTCGGGTCTGCTCCGAAGCCCATGTCTACAGTCATGTTGTATATGTCGTCGTTCACGATTCCGCTTGAGAGCAGGTCGTTCATCAGGGATTTCAGCGCCTTTTTGCGGCGGCGGGTCTCGCCGGATTTTTTGCCGCCCTTTCTGCCGTTTTCTCTTGCTTCGCTCTCGCTTCGATTTGAGAACGGCACTAAATTCTTATCATTCAACATCACCACCTGCTTGCATAGAAAAAGCGCCCGGGCGATTGCTTCGGGCGCTTTTCAGTATTTCATGCTACCATTATAGCACAGGTAAAACGGACAAAACGGACAACTTTACAGCTTCTCCATGAATCTGCTGTAAATCTTTCGAACTCCGTCCGGCGAATTGTTCCCGCCGACCTCATAGGCGACGCGCGTCCAGCCGAACAGGCTCACACAGCGGTAGTAGACTATCTGACGGGTCAGACTGTCGGGAATATCGTAGATGAACGCAACAGCTTCGTCGCGGCGCTGCTGAATCTCCTCGCGCTTGAGTTCTATGCGGCGCTCAAGGTCTACGCGCCTTTCGGCAAGCTCCCCGACCTTGTCGGACGTTCCGGAACTGCTTCCGGCGTTCGGCTGCGGCGAACGTACCAGCGAGCGGCAGCGGAGCCGTTCAAGCTCCTGCTCCCACATACGCAGTTCCCGGTGGAGATAATATATCTGTTCCAGTTCTTCACGGGTCATTTGTATCAGCCCTCCTGTTCCATTTGTTAGCGGCTTCCTGCATAGTTTCACTTGCGCTCTGCTGTCTGATTTCGTATGCGCAATTAAATATATCACTGTGTGAAACATAATAGCTCACGAAGCCGGTTTCCAGACACTCCAAGCGCATAATGATCGCCTTGCCACCGCAGAACGGGCAGGGCTTCAGCTTGATTTCAGACATCTGTGTCACCCCACTTTAAAGCCTGCCCGCAATGGTAGCAGTAATCGGCTATTCCTGTTCCTGCAAATCCGCGCCCGCAGTTGGGGCAAGAATAAGCGCTTGTGTATCGTATGCGTTCTTTGCGGTTTTGGATAGGTGCCTTGGGTATCTGCTTTTCGAGAGCTTCAACAGCCATATCGTAAGCCTTTTCAATAATCTCAAAGATTTCTCCATTTTCGGGAATGCTTGTTTTCCTGCGTATGATTGCGATTGCTTCTTCTACGTTCATTCGGCATCACCTCCGTATTCCACCCCGAAAACCTTTGCGGCCTCTGATGGGCTTCCGGCTCTGACAAGCGCCCTATAACCGCAGCCACGACACCACACGGAATATAGCCGTTCTTCCGCATAGTAGGTTTTTAACCATCTCCCGCACGCTTTGCAGCGTATCTCTTCGAGCGTTCTCCTGTAAATCACAGGCGCGCGGTACGCTTCGTGCAATATCTCGTCAGCCGTCATTTCTTGCCCTTCCCGTCCATCTTAGCGCCGCAGTTCGGGCAGTAGCGGAAATGGTCTGCGTGTGACGGGTCAGACCAGTAAGCTGTGCACACCGAACACCTCATGTGTATATAGCCAGTTTCAGAATCGGGTTCCTTAAACCTGATCCAACGTCCATGCACCACCGGAGCGACGCCGGCGGCGGGAACATCGCACACCAGCGAAATAAAGTCAGCTACTGCGCCACAGAGAGAAATCTGCTTGTCCTCCTTCGTGGGAGGAATAGCGTCTAACAGCGCCTGACGGTCTATGTATTCACTCATTCCCGATTACCTCCACATAGCACCACGACTGTGGTGGTTTTGATATCTCGAAATCTTCCCATTCGCAATAAGCTGGTTCTTCCAAGCTACTTGTGCAATAATACTTACAATTCTCGCAATTGTGAGAGCACGGCTTTTCAAAAAAGCTCAATTCTTTCGGCTTTTTGTAAATTTTCAGATTGGAGATATGCCAACCCCAAAACGTCTTGCAGAATCCCTCGCCGATGTACGCCTTAACGTCATCGAACGTCATGCGGCACGAATGTAAGAATTCACAGTCATCGGGATTATCAGCTTCGTTTGATGTGAGAATCTCGAAATCTCTGCGATCATCGTCATCGGGGAAATCATCATCGCGAAATATCTGCCGAATATCCTGGTAAACATTATCTTCCTTGCAAAACTCAGCTTCATACTCGGAGATACTGTCGCAGACAAATTCTCCAATGACTTTCTGCTCGCAAGGGTTTGAATGCTCCGAATATGTTTTGATAAATACCGGTTTCCCGTGGTAAATTACGCCGTAGTTTTCATCGCCATCTTTCATTACATACATCAACCGGTCTTTGCTCTTCGATTGGTATATGTAACACTTGAACGGCGTTTCAATTTTCGGTCTTGTCTTGCGTACCTCAATAGTTTTCTTGCCGCTTGCGATAAGCCCGCACCATTTCGGCTGTATGCTCAGCAGCACCGCTTTTTCATTCATCACTGTTCACCTCTTTTTTCCCTTATGCTTCTGCTTCCTGTTCCGGCTTTTCTTAGCCGCGAACCTCTTGAAATCACTTTCAGCGCGTGCACGTTCCTCGCTGCGCTCAATCCGGCGTATTATAGTCTCAGCGGCTTCGATGTATGCGCCTATGAATGCACTAATCACTTCCGCTCACCTCCAGTAGTTCCGAACTGTCGCAGATGTTGCCGATAATTTGCGCCGCATAATTATCCTGCCTGCCCATAGAAACAGCTTTAAGGATAGAGCTATTTTCCCAGGAGGTCGGGTCTTCCCGTGAGCGATATCTCACACCAAATCCACCTATTTCGTCAATCCAGACAATTACGCCAATACATTCGCTTGAGTAAGCAGTTCCGGCAACAATATCCCCTTCGAAAATCTTGGTGCCGTTCTTATCAGTCAGCCCGGTGAACTGACCGATGGTGTCGGGGTCAACTTTGTAATCCTGCCCATACATTCCGGTATCTATCTTGGCTTGCCAATCGTTGATATAATAGCACCCGTCAGCTATGGGCTCACAATCACAGTCATACCGGATATTGCCCCTGTGCTGATTAAGATAGCCATAAATCCACTCGCCGTGTATTGACTTCCCTCTGAAAAGAATCTCACGCGTCATATCACTTTACCTCCGTGCTTGTACGACCGCGTTTTGTTGAATGTGCTCTTTTCTACAAGCATACCGCCGATGTCTATACGGTAATGAGCGCACATATCCAGTATGCGGATAATCACGTCAGCCAGCTCGGAGGGAATACCCTCCGGCTTGCCGCCATCGCTGTAGTATGTTTCGTTCGGCTTGTGCCCCTTGCGGTATTCCTCCAGCGCTTCGGAAAGCTCCGAGTGGCAGAGCGCTATCAACTCGCCGAAGCTGCGTCCATCTTCCCACCAGCCGTGATTTACGGCGTTCTCGTGGACTTCTTTTGCGAACATATTCATGTATAGCCTTAAGTTATCATTATTTACCATTTATATCCTCCAATCTCACAAGAATGCGGGGTTCGCAGCCGTAAAACTTTCGGACGACCGCCTCGCACACGCACTTATCATCATCGTAAGCCACGCCGTTCAGCGCGTCGCAGACAAGCTTTCCTATGTTGTCCCAGTCTGGCTTCTTGGTCGGACGAATTTCGCCACTGAGCATATCAGACCGGCGATACTTCGGAGTGCTTTTCGGAATACCCATCACTGCGATTATCGTGATTCTGATTTCCGAATCCTCCGGGAACTTATGTCCTCCCGCTTTGCGGTACGCCCACTGAATAAGCTGCTCGTGAAGCTTAGTTTCCTTCGGAGTGTATGTAGTGCCGGAGACACGGCTGTGTCTCGGCCTCTGCTTTCCGAACGGTTCTCCCGGGACCGTGAATTCTATCTGCATTCTATCCCTCCTCCGAATACTGCTCCTGCAATTCACGCAAGATATCTTCCTGATCTATGCTGCTGTTCTGCTCCGGCACTCCGTCCGCGATGAGCCATTCGGCTATTCTCGCGTAGGAGATACCGCCGGATATTCCCTTGCGCTGCTGCCAGTTCTGATATTTCTGCTCATACAAGGCAACAGCCTTCTCCCCGTATTTGCGCACAAGCTGTTCGCGGGTGGGGGAAGGGGCAGGCGGCGCAGCCGTCCTGCTTTCCCTTTCTTTTAATTTCATTTCATTTCTTTTCTTTTCATTTAGGGAAGAAATATCGCCGTTTTTTCCGGAGTTTTCGTTGCTTTTTCCGGAAATATCAGCGTTTTTTCCAGAATTGCCTATATCTGAATCATCGAGAGGAATAATTACATACTCTAAGACAGGAAAAATATCCTTACGTTTCAACGACTTTGCCGCTTTCAGATATCTCTTCTGGATTCCGCGAGAAGTCAGTATTCCGTATTTGATATACATTTCCTTGTCGAACAGCGATTCATGATTTTTGGATTCTCTGAGCGCAGCGGCAACAACCTCACGAACAACATCAACACCCACAAACGCCTCACGGTTTGCAAACCTTGATGCCACCCTGTCGTTCCACTCGCAATAGTATCCGTGTATACCATAAATCTTTTGAAAGAGCTTGATTATGATACCAAGCCCTTTCATACCGAACATATCTTCTATTTCCTCAAGCTTATCATCAAACCGGCAATCCAGAGAGAAGTACGGTATACCCTCTGTCATGCATGCCCTCCTATCTATCAGAACGGATACGGGTCGCTGCCTACGCCCGAGAAATCAGCCGCCGGAGCTTCCGGAGAAGCATTCTGCGCTGCCTGAGGAGCAGCCGGAACCGTATCGGAGGCAGGAGCATTCCCGGACTTCTCGCCCGTAAAGCTTACGCGCTCGGCGTTTATCTCGTACCATGTGGACTGGTTCCCGGACTTGTCCGTGTACTGCCGGGTCTGCATTTCGCCCTCTACGAGTATCATGCGCCCCTTGCCGAAGTACTTATTGACAATCTCCCCGGTGGAGCGCCATGCCACCACGTTGAAAAAATCCGTCTTGCGTTCCTCGCCCTTCTGCTGGAACCGTCTGTCAACGGCTATCCGGAACGAGCAGACATTCGTGCCGTTCGGGGTCGTTTTCAGCTCCGGATCAGAGCAGATACGCCCCATCATTATCACTTTGTTGTATATTTTCATGCACTCCTTTCGCTTATTTCCGCCGCGCGGGACTGCAAATTACTGCAAATCTGCGGGGCTTTCCTCCAACTCGTCCGGCGAATCGCTGTCTACGATTATCTCAGGATCATCCGCGGGCTCACCGGGGATCTTTCCGGGCGCCGCCTCATCGGACAGAGCGCTGCTCATCTCAATGGACATGATCCCGTAGTGCGAGAGCAGATTCCGCAGCACTGTCTTGATAGCCATTTCATCGAAGTTGTCGCGCCATATTGCGCTCCCTTTCTGGAAAGCCTTGCTGTACTTCTTTACATGTTCAGTGAGCTTTTCGCGGCTCCAGTAGTAGGTCTTGCTGAATCCGTTCAGCGTTTCGATGTACGCGAAATATCCTATGATCTTATCAGATACGCGCTCACCGGATATATCTACCGCGCCGGTCAGCTTGTCCTCGCTTTTCAGCTCGCCTTCGTATACCTTTCCGGCGTTGATATAGCGATACTCGCCTGTCCTCATCGCAAGCTGTATGTATCCTTTGTAGCCGAGCTGGAACTGCGGCTTCGGAACACCGTGGTCCTTGTACGGAATGATGTAAGCGAATCCGAGCTGTTTCTCGACAGGGAGCTTGAGCGCCGCCGCTTTCAGCGCCTCCGCAAGCACTGCTCTGGGTTCGCACTGCTGAAGCAGCGTATCGTTGTTGAACAGATTCATTACAGACGCGGCGAAAGCTCCGGCGTTCTTGTCGAGCGTGCTTTTGAGGGTCTGCTGAATCGCTCCGTTGTTCAGCAGGCTGTTGAGCATCTGTGCCGGAGTAGCCTTTGCTGGGGCTTCCTGCGGCTTTGTCTGAGCCGCGGCGGCGATAACGCCGTTTGTGTTGGTCGTAGTGGTCATGATCCTTTCCTTTCCGATATCTTGAATATCATCGCTTTGGTTTCCTTAAGGTATTCTGAGTAGATGTCCGGGCGCTCTGCCTTGAGGCGCTTGCTGTCTACAGTAGATCGGCTCTGCGGCTTGTATGAGATGTGCCAGTCAACTGTCAGGCCATCTGTATTGCCATCGAGAGCTGTCTGGAGCTTCTGTTTGAGAGCCTTTTCCCGGGTTTCGAGTTCCTTTTTCTGAGCCATCACGGCTGCAAGCTCGGCAGCGGCGTCGTTCTGCTCAAACATAGCGATAGCGTTGTCCTGCCAGTCAGGGCACAGAGCTTTCAGAGTGCGTTCGGCGCTTTCGGAGCCGTCCGGTTCAGGGCGGATATCCGGTTTTATGCAGTCGTTCCAGAATGCTATTTCGGATCTCAGCAGCGCCGCGCACTCGCTATCGTTCCGCTCGATGGTGAACCAACGGAACCTTTGCCCGCCGATGAGTACCGCAAGATACATGCGGTCGTACCCCATGACGTTCATGTAATGGCAGCACTGGCAGTAATAGTACAGCGGGATCTCGCCGCTGTCGAAATCAGCTTTGGCGAACGCTGATGTTGTCTTGCACTCCAGTCCGGCATTCTCGCCAATGATCTCACGGTCGACGTTCGCAGTTATGAAGTCGTATTCGTCGTGCTGGAATATGTAGTTGCGGCGGCGAACCTTCTTTCCGGCAGCCTCGCAGAAGCGCTCTGCAACGTACTGCTCAAGCTCGCGCCCGGTGCGCATTGCCTCGTTGTCCTCGGTTTCCGGCATGCGCCCGGTCTTGTCCGCCCAGAGCTCGATCTTCGAGCGGTACGGGGTCAGCCCCATTACGACCGCCGCGTCAGAGCCTCCGAGCCCTGTCCTGCGGTATTCGAGCCACTGTTCACGGGTGATATCTGTGGTTTTTACCAGCTTTCTAGGCATTACTGTTCCTCCTCTGGTTCATCTGCGCTGTCCCATGCTTCCTCACAGAAGCAGTCGTAGCAAAGCTGCTTCCCGTCAAGGAGCCTCAGCTCGTCCCGGTCGTATTCTCGCTCGCACTCGTCGCAGTACCACACCGGCACATTTCTGTTCGGGCAGGAACTGCCCATACACGGCGCCCCATCAGGGCAGCCTACGCAATGATCTTCGATTCTTAGCATGTTACTTCTCCTTTATGGTCGATAAAATGTCCTGGAGTATCTTCTCGCGCTCCTCCGGCGATTTCTCGCCGGCGTCTGTGAAATGGGTCATGATTTATTCCTCCATACATAGTCCAAAAATCCCGGGAGCATGGTCTGCTCATATTCGGCGACCTCGTCCTCCCACTTTACGCCGATATAGTCGAGGACTTTTCCCCAGCCAACGGTGTACATCCAGTAATACCACTCACCGTAATTTGCTTTGCGGAGCCTGTCGAAGCGGTGCGGTCGCTTTTCAAGCTGGATTCCGAAACCGCACATCGAGCAGCCTGTCCGCTGCGCCTTTGTGGTGTAGTACTCGCCCTTTGCGTTGCGTTCTATCGTGCCGTATATCTCCGGAACGGGAACGTTCAGTTCCAGCGCAAGCCTGAGTAAGTCCTGCCGGGAAAACGGCGCAAACGGAGCGCTCCGGATAGTGGTTTTCCCGTAGTAATTACAGCCGTGCAGCATGAGCGCTTTCTGCCGCCGCCCGCCCTCGCTCGCCATAAGCCCGAGATAGGGATAGCTGTTGTGAGATTTAGCCCAGTCGTCGCAGGGTTTCTCTTTTAGGTAGTAGCAGCACTTCGCGGACACCTTGAAATCCGGCTTGCCGTAGTTCACGCCCTCGTTTTCGTTCTCGTAGCCGCCGAACAGCTTCAGCCAGCGCTGTGAGAGTTTCATGCGGCTGTCTTTCTGCCAGCCGCCGTATTCTCCGGTTTCTCCGGTGATGATAGCGTGGCGGACGGTCTTGTTATCCTCTGTCGGGTTCTGCAAAAGCTCGATTTTCGTGGCTATCTCCTTTGAGAGAATCGGGAAGCCGAACTCCTTGATAACAGCCACCTTGCTCTTGATGGGCTTCACGTCCTCAATACCAAGCTGCTTATGTACCGCCTGCACCGATTTGTCCTCGAGAATGCTCGCGGATATCCCCGGCACATCGAGGTGGCAGTAGTCCCGAATGAAGATAAACAGCGTTATGCTGTCCAGCCCTCCTACTGAAACGTGAACGTTCGCGTTCCGGACATCGCACATCTCGTGGTAGTATTCAAGGACGCGCTGCTTTGCGGCTGTCTTCTTAGCCTCGTAGGGGAGCGCCTGCTTCTGGAGAAATGCCGCTACGTTTTCCCGCGCGTTCTGCTCCTCCATCTGCTCGTATACGTTTTTCACTTGACTTTTCCTTTCGCTCATGATATAATGAGCATGTAATACTTTGTTTTGCCGCTTCCCGAGTGCCAACTCAGGAGCGGTTTTTCTTTTCCCATGAAATAACCGTCTGTGGTGCGCAGCCGAACCCGCGCTTTATATTCCGGAGCGAAAGCCCCTCGCGGTGTGCTTTGAGAATCTCCTCGCGGATATCTTCGGGGTAGACGTGCGCACCGTATCTCCTTACAGGCACGTCTGTTTCGCTGACCCACTTGCGGACTATGCCGTGCGAGCAGCCTATAGCCTTAGCGCATGTCCTCAGGCTGTTTCCTCTGCGGTACAGCTCGACCGCTGTGTCTCTTTGCTCTGGCGTGTACATTGCTTGTCCTCCTTTCTACGAGGAATGCTCCCTTGAACGACCACACCATGATAATGCAAGTGATTGCAACTGCTATGTCCATGCCGTTCATGGAGTAGCTCCAGCCGTTCGCGGTAGATACGAGCCAACGCAGGTGGAAACCCACCAGGGCGGCTATCGCGTAGGGTATGTATTTCTTCACGCCTCGCACCTCCCAGCCCACTGCTCCGCCATTGCCCGGGCGATTCCCGGAAATGTTTTGGAACGGACTTTCGGATCCCTGAACCCCATGCCGTTTTTCTTGCGCGGATTTCCGTGAGCGTCTTTGCTCCCTGCCGATACCCAAGGGGTTATGTCCTCTGTCACTATTGCTGTTGGCACCAGTGGGGACAGCCCCCTTAACCACAAGCATGTTTTCTTGCTGTACGGGTGTCCGTGCTCATACGGTTGGATTATCTGCGTGTACTTCGGCAGACAGTAGATTGAGGACGGTATAGGGTTTTCGACCGCGACCATCGGGACATCGGCATTCAAAAATTTCAGGAAGAAATCTTTTGCCATAAGTCCCTTTTTAAGCCGCTCGCACTCGGCATACGACTTCCCGTCGATACGCTTAAACAGCCGCATGGCTCCAGCGTTGCTGAGGTATGTACACGGTGGATGCGCGATAAGCATGTCCCATCTGCCGGGGATTTCGTGCCGAACCCCGTCGCAGGTCGCAAAGCTGCACCGCCCGTTGATGAGCGGAAGGACATCTCCCTTGATGTGCCATTCCGGGTGACCGCCTGAGCACTCCTGTATATCGCAGGAATACGCCTCATGCCCCAGTCGGCGCATTTCACGGCATACAGTCTGGCTTTCCTCACAGGCTATCAGAATTTTCATGTGATTTTCTCCTTTTCTTCTTGCTTGGCAGAAACGCTCCCTTGAAGCTCCACACCATGATAATGCAGGTGGCTGCCATCATGATGTCCATGCCGTTCATGGAGTAGCTCCAGCCGTTCAGCGCGGACACGAGCCAGCGCAGGTGGGAGCCTATTAGGGCGGCTATTGCGTAGGGTATGTACTTCTTCATGCCTGTGCCTCCTTGTGCTTGATGATGGACAGTTCAGAACCAGGGCAGCGAACAATGCCGTTATTCCGCAATACTGTTACGAAATAGACATCATACCGTTCGTTGCCGCCCTCAGAGCCGAACCCCTGCATAACAAGCCCAACCCCATGCTCGGGGTGATTTACTGTATCGCCGATTTTGAATTTCATGCCTTGTTTCCCTCCTTCTCAAGAATCAGCACCATCTCGCCGTAGCTGACGTGCCGCTCTGTCGCAAGCGCTATGACCTGCGAAATAGTGAGCACGCCCTCCGGCTTTGCGCTCGGCTGCCTGCGCTTCGGGCGCTTCTTATAGAGCCGGTCGTACTCGCGGCAATGGTCGCACTTGGTGAACTTGTTGCTGGCTGAAAGCTGGATTTTGCAGTCAACGCACCTGTGCTCCGCCTTTAGCTTCGCGTAGCGTTCTGCGTAGGTCATGTTGTCTCCTCCCCTGCCACCCATTCCATGATGGATGTCTTATCGAATATCCAGCGCTTGCCGGTTTTCTTCGCCGGGATATCGCCCATCTTGCACCAGTAGAGGATAGTCCGGCGGCTGACATCAAAGAGTAGTGCCGCATAGTCAGCATTGAAAGTCACCGGAACCTTGTCCCAGGTGCAGGGCTTTCGCGGCTTTGTCCGCATTTTAGCTCCTCCTTATTAAAAGTTCCTCGATAGTCACGCCGAATACCTTTGCCAGGTATTCAAGCTCAATATCGGTGATGAATCTCTCGCCGGATTCCATACGCTGGACTGCGTTCTTGTCTATGTCCAGACCTATGACCGCGAGCCTGTCCGCAAGTTCCCGCTGGGATATCCTCAGCCCCTTGCGAAGCTCTGCGACCTTGATTCCAGCGATGTTGTTTCTGCCGTCCTCTGTGCGATTGCTGAACATGTTCTTCACCTCCTTTCTTGAATTTGACATTTACTTGTTTTTGTGGTATACTTCTCTAAAAGGAGTGATTAAAGTGAAAGTCAATCGTAAGTGCAACAATATTTTAAACGAGGATACAATGCATCTCGTTTTTACACAAGATGAAAAATGCCCAATATGCCACGCACATATAGTTGCAAAGGATTTGCATGTCGCCGCTTACAAGCATGAAAGAAGTATTTACGCCACCATATTAAACTTTTGCAGTGGCTGCCAATCATGCTTCATAACAACGTATGAAATTGATTTGGACTACCAAATTCCGAATGAGTTTAAAACAACTAGGTTGATTTCATCAGAGCCAGAAAAATACATTCCGGAAGAATTTGACGACCGCTTAGAAACATTGTCGCCTTCATTTGTCGAAATTTACAACCAGTCCAAACAGGCTGAAACCATGTCCTTAAATCACATCGCAGGAATGGGATACCGAAAGTCCCTAGAATTTCTAATCAAGGACTATGCGATACATTTCAATCCTGAAAAAGAAGACGAAATCAAGTCTATGCTTCTTGCACCTTGCATAAAGACTTATATTGATAACCCCAAAATCAGAACACTAGCCGAGAAATCTGTTTGGCTCGGCAACGACGAAACGCATTATGTGAGAAAACACCCCGACCTTGATGTGCAGGATATGAAACGCTTTATCAAGGCATGCTACACTTATATCATTTCCGAACTCACTTTAGAGGAAGCAGAAGCCATCAAAAAGGCTTAAAGCTATCCTCGTGCGCTATCTGCGTGCCATTAGGCAAAAAATAGTCAACGACCTCTCTTATGGGGTCGTTTTCTGTTCCGTCCCCTGCGGTGCTTCTTACTCTGATTACCGATATTAACTCCGCTGATACCGTTTCCACCTCTCTCACCCCCTTCGTTGGCTTCTGAGTTGCCTTTTTGGCAACTCACATTGCAAAAAAAATCTCCTGCTTCTGCTGCTCAGACAAGCCGAGGATTTCCGAGAGCTTAGAGACTTCACTCACGCGGAACTCTGACCTGTTCTCTATTTTCTTTGAAAGCCCCTGACGTGTTAAGCCAAGAGCTTCAGCGAGTTCCTGGAGAGTAACCTGCTTTGCCTTTGCAATTTCTTTCAGAAGTTTGCCGTTTGTCATTATGTAACCTCCTTTCTAGGTTGCCATTTCGGGTACATCTATATCATAACATAAAGTTTCCATAATGTCAACAGCTGTTTGCGTGTTTCTCTTTTTTGCACAAATAAGTGGAGCACTTTTTGTTTACATTTTGGCGACTTGTGCGTTAATTTTTGTTGACATTATGGGCACAATGTGATATACTATAACAGGAGGTGAAAGTATGACACTAGGAGAAAGGATTAAAAAGTTACGCCTAGAATCCGGCTTAACTCAGGAAGAGCTTGCTAAAGAGATAGGCTATTCAACGAAAACGAGCATATCCAAAATTGAAAATGATGTCCTTGATATAAATCAATCAACGATAGTCGCACTTGCAAGAGCGCTTAAGACTACACCAAGCGTTCTCATGGGCTGGACCGAAACCGAAAACAAGCCCCCGCTCAAACTCCCGAGCGGGAACGAGCAGGAACTCCTCACAATCTACCGGAACGTGAACCAGGACGGACAGGACTACATCATGCAGACCGCTCGAATGGTCGAGGGGACGGAGCGATATCGGAAGTACGAAACAGTCCGTGCTGCTTCCAGGTCCGTAACGGACAAGCCTATCGAAGATATCAAGGTTGAAAAGTCGAAAATCAGGGCGGCGCTTTCAGACGATTCAATAAAAGACGACAGCGACCTCTGACATATTTTGATATATAATAATTCTTTTCACCTATGGCATAATAGCCATGAGGTGACTATTCTTGAATTATGGAGTATATCAGAACGTAAGAAACGCCGCATGGCGCTGTCTGCTTGACGCAGAAATCACGGAGCTGCCGGTGTCGGTCACGAAGATCGCACGGCATTTCGACATCAGGATAGCAAAGAACAGCGTGTACGGCATGCTCGAATCAGATCAGAGCGGAATCAGCTTCCAGACCGAAACCGGCGAATGGCTGATAGTGTACGATGATTCGGCTTCCACCGGGCGAAAGCGGTTTACCATCGCACACGAACTCGGGCACATTCTCCTCGGACACCCGCTCCGGGAAGGAGAACGACACACCAGAGTTTTCAACAAAGACCGCCCGGAGATTGAAAAAGAAGCGGACATGTTCGCAGCTCGGATTTTGTCTCCGGCGTGCGTGCTCTGGGCGCTCGACCTGCATACCCCCGAGGAGATTGCGGAGCGCTGTCAGATAAGCTACACAGCCGCGCAAGCTCGCGCCGACAGAATGGCGCTTCTCTATTCCCGGCAGATGTTCCTGACCTCGCCCATCGAGCGGCAGGTGTTCCAGGCTTTCAAGCCGTGGATAGAGCAGCAAAAAAGCCGCCCCGGATAAGGGCGGTTACATAAAAGAAAAAGCCCCTCCCGTGCCGCAAACACGAGAGGAGCAGAAATGTGACAGCATGCATAATAAAGCCGCCTACAAACTTTATTATAGCATGTTGTCCGCAATATGTCAAGGAGGATAACATGCCAAGAATGAAAAACACAGCCCGCGCAGACGGACGAGTGCAGTCCCGGGTGTACATCAGCACCGGGACTGACGGAAAGAAGAAGTACAAGTATGTCTATGCAGATACGAACGCAGAGCTTCAAAGAAAAATTATCGACGCCAAGACAAAACTTGGCAAGGGTATCGACCTCATGGCCGAAAACGACACATTCGGCTACTGGCGGCGCAACTGGTTGAAAATCAAGAAAACAGAGTCCTCTGCAAAATGGTATGAGAGCTGTGAAATTTACGCCGGAAAGCTCGCAGATCTCGAAAACGTGAAAGTATCTAAACTCCGCGCAATGGATCTGCAGAGTCTGCTGATAGATATGTCGCTGGAAAAGAATCAGAGCGGCAAGTTCTACTCCGAGCGAACTCTGAAAATCACGCGCGATATTGCCCGTGAAATCCTCGATATGGCAGTAGATAACCGGGTAATAGAGTATAACCCATTTTCCCGCGTGAAGCTTCCCAAGGCGCAGAGAGAGCCGGAAAAGCGGCAAGCACTGACCGCAGCTCAGCAGGAATGGATTTACAACACCCCGCACCGCGCACAGCTCCCCGCGATGATAATGATGTGCGCGGGGCTTAGACGGGGCGAACTCCTTGCACTGACATGGCGGGACATCGACATTGAAGCAAAGACAATCACTATCAACAAGGCGGTCGAAATGAAATCCGGCAAACCCGGGGTGAAGAACTGCGGCAAAACTGACGCGGCAATGAGAACGGTGTATATCCCCGACAGGCTGGCTGACTTCCTGCGTGAACAACCTCAGACGACATTTCTGGTCTGCCCCGCCGCAAGCGGGAATCTCATGACAGAAACCGCGTGGCGCAAGCTCTGGGAAAGCTACCTCGCGGAGCTGAACGTCCGATACGGAGATTTTGAGCACAATCTGGAATATCAGAAAAGATACCACGAAAAACATCCGGACGTTGACGTGACCATACTGCACCGCCCTGGAACACGCTTCGACCCGGAAAATATACCGTTCATGATTCCCCGAATTACGGCTCACTGGCTGCGGCATACGTTCATTACGAATATGTACTTAGCCGGTGTTGACGTGCTCACAGCAAAGCAGCAGGCGGGGCATTCTGACATAAAGGTGACTATGGATATTTACACTCATCTCGATTCGGAACATCAAAATAGAAGCATGGAAAAGCTCAACGATTATTTAGCTAGGGGTGTCAAAGGGGGTGTCAATTCAGACACCGAAACCGCATAGCAGAGCCATTTACAGGCATAATTTTACGTTGACTTTTAATCAGGGTGTCCCGGGTTCGATTCCCGGATGGGTCACCAGACTTAATTAAAGTCGAACACTTATTTTGAGTGTTCGGCTTTTTTTCTTTATCATCACCGAGTTCGTCAAGGCTGATGCACTTTTCGCCGTCCTTGTAGTTGAACAGCACGATGATTTTATCATCATAAACGTGAACGCTGTTTACGAAAACATTGATCAGCCTTACCGGAAAAATAAAAGACCCGCCGTGTGGACGGGGAATGACGGTGAAAATAAAGAAATTTAATAATGCACAACTATCAGGCTGAGTTTTTGGGGAAGAAAGAGAAAACGCCCTCTTGAAAGGATCAAGAGGGCGTAAACCGTGCTGTAATCAGGTCTGAGGAATACAACTGCTATAAAAACTGCTATAAAACCGTATCTAAGGAATATAAAACGAAAAGCCTTTATTCAGCGAAACCGCATAAATAAAGGCTTTACAAGTGGTTGCGGGAGCCAGATTCGAACTGACGACCTTCGGGTTATGAGCCCGACGAGCTACCGAGCTGCTCCATCCCGCGATATCAGTACTCAGGAGGTTTTCTCTTGAGTACTCATCTATTATATCATGTTGAGCGCGATTTGTCAAGTGTTTTTTCAAAAAAAGCTGAAAAAATTTATTGAGTTGAAAGCACCCTGACAGAAAGCAGTCCGGACTGCTCGCAGACCTCCGCTCTGGAGCCGCTTCTCAGCCCGCCGGAGATCATCATTCCGGAGAGCATATTCTCGATTTCCGCGGTGATCGTTCGGCGGAGCGGACGCGCTCCCATGCCGCGCTCCCTTCCGGAGGAGCTGTCGCGGCAGAGGTGCTTCACGGCGTCGTTGGTGAAGCTCAGCTCTATGCCGCAGAGCTGAGCGCGCGCCGTGAGCTTCCGCAGAAGTATGCGGCAGATGGATTCCATCTGCTCCTCGCCCAGCTTGCGGAACACTACCACATTGTCTATTCGGTTGATAAGCTCCGGGCTGAACCGCTTTTTCAGCTCCGATAAGACTTCGGATTCCCCGTCGTCCTGCTGCCCCGAACCGAACCCCAGCGTGTTTTTAGAGAGCTGCTCCGCGCCGATGTTTCCGGTCATTATCACAATGGAGCTCCGGAAATCCGCCCGTTTGCCGTCGGCGGCGGTGAGAGTCCCCTCTTCGAGTATCTGAAGAAGCAGATTCAGCACGTCCGGGTGAGCCTTCTCGACCTCGTCGAAAAGCACGACTGAATATGGAGCGCTCCTGACTCTTTTAATGAGCTGCCCCTCCTCCTCGAATCCCACGTAGCCGGGAGGCGACCCTATAAGCTTCGAAACCGAGTGCTTTTCCATGAACTCCGACATATCAAAGCGTATCATGCGCTTCTCATCGCCGAAAACCGCTTCGGCAAGCGCCTTAGCCAGCTCAGTCTTTCCCACTCCGGTCTGCCCGAGGAACAGAAACGAGCAGGTAGGGCGCTCCGGCTCTTTAAGCCCCGTTCTCCCGCGGCGGACCGCATTCGCGACCAACTCCACCGCCTTATCCTGACCTACCACGCGCCTGCGGAGCTGCTCCTCAAGCCCGGAGAGCCGCGCGGCTTCGTCCTGCGAGAGCTTCTGCGCCGGGATACCAGTCACCGCCGAAGCGGCGCATGCGATGTCCTGCCGGTCGACTGTCGCGCCAATGCCGCCGCTCAGTGCCTTCACCAGCGCGTATTCCTCATTGCGGAGCTTCTCCGCCTCCGCAGCGGATTTTACCACTGCAAGCCCCCTGCGTACCTCCGAAAGCCTGCGGGCATACGGAGCATTCAGAGCCCCCGAGCGCACCCGTGCCGCCGCTTCGTCCACGAGGTCTAGAGCTTTGTCCGGGAGGTTTCGGTCAGTGATATACCTCACCGACAGCCTTACGGCCTCCTCAAGCGCCGCGTCGGTTATCGTAACGCAATGATGTGTCTCGTAGCTGCGCCGCATTCCACGGAGTATCTCCAGAGTCTGCGCTTCCGTCGGCTGCTCCACTGTTATTGGCTGGAATCTCCGCTCAAGCGCGCTGTCCTTCTCGATGAAGCGGCGATATTCCTCGGTGGTGGTGGCTCCTATAAGGCATATCTCGCCACGGGCTAGCTGGGGTTTCAGAATATTTGCCGCGTCTATCGCGCCCTCGGCAGCTCCGGTGCCGACAATGCTGTGAAGCTCATCTATAAACAGTATCACATTCTGACAGCCGGCGGCTTCCTCTATCACGCTTTTCAAGCGCTCCTCAAAGTCGCCGCGATACTTCGCCCCGGCGAGCATCGCCGTCAGGTCAAGGGAATATATCCGCTTCCCGAGAAGCCCCTGCGGGACGCTCCCAGCCGCTATGCGCTGCGCGAATCCCTCCACTACGGCGGTCTTGCCGACTCCGGCGTCCCCGATGAGGCAGGGATTATTCTTGCAGCGCCGCAGCAGCACCCTTATAAGGCGGTCGGTCTCCTGCTCCCTGCCTATCACCGGGTCGAGCTTCCCGGAGGCTGCAAGCTCGGTGAGGTCCCTGCCGTATTTCGTGAGCGCCGGGAATTTCGCGCGGCGCTCCTTTTCGCTCTGCTGGAAGTCCGGCTCGATATAACGCTGCGCGCAGACCTCCCCCGCGAGCTTCACCATATTCACGCCAAGCTCCGCGAGTATCGACCAGGCGCAGCACTCCCTGTCGAGCACCACCGCGCGGAGAAGGTGCTCCGTCCCGGCCTTGCGCTTGTCCTCGGCGGCGGCAAAGGAGAGCGCGTTTTCCATCAGCCTGCGCGAACGCGGCGTGAGGTCGTTCATGCTCAGACGGGTAGG